ATTAAAACTATATGTAAATCAATTCTATACTGCATTCTATAGCTCATTAGAGAGATTACCGGTATTACTTATGTAAATATGAGAGTAGTAAACTTGAATGCATAGTGTAAAGATGACAATAAGTAAGATTTGACGCATAGTGTAAATGTGACAATAAGAAAGATTTGATTAAACAACACTCTTTTTCTTTTCCCATATTTCTTACCTTTAGCTGTTACCTACTGTTATTCATGCTGTTACCTGCTGTTATTGGCATGGATAAAATTTGTTATCAAGTGTTATTTCCAGATAGGGGGAGGGGGATACGAACTTTCTGATAATAAATATTGCGATTAATCAACTGCCTAATTTTTTTTATATCTGACAAATAAGCTCTTAAAAACTGGGTATTTAGTCTTATTTATAAGTGGTTATTACGCAAGGTTATACTCGTAAAAAGTGGTTATATTTGATAATACTGCTTATAAATAGCTAGTAGGGTAGTAGGCTCGTGAAGGATACAATAAACCCCCCATTTAGGGTAGGGATTGTATCCTAAGTTGTTGATAAAACTTTATAAATAATCTGAGCAGTTATAGTCAGGACATATTTTGGATAGAGCTAGTCGGTCTTCTCGGCTCAAGATGTTCCCCATCCCAACCTAGCTTAGTAACGTCAGCTAAGACCCAATATATTAATCAAGACAGGCGGGTGAGTCCTGTCGCTTGACTTCATCTGACACCTCCTTGGTGCTATAGGGCGTATTCTCGTCACCCTCAGACTACACGATGTAGATTATACTATCTAGCTCTACATGGCTTTTCCTACTTTATCTTATATACTATATACATATTTTGTGGTTTGTCAAATAAATAACTATCTTTAATTCTTTAATGTATAGACTTGACAAATATAGATAGTTGTATATAGTATTATATTGACAGTTATAATAGGCATATGCACCTTGGCGGGTTTTTCCTTCTTTCTTTTTCCTGCTGAGGTGCTTTTTTGTGCAATATATTTGTCACATTTGCATTTTTTGTTTGACAAAAGAGAATTAATGGTATTTAATTCTTTAATATGAGTGAGAAAAAGAAGGCTGCCAAAAAAGTAACCAAATCAGCAGCTAAAAAAGTAGCTAAAAAGGTAGTTCCATTTAATCCATACAAGGAGTTTATGGAAAAGCATGGCATAACTCAGGAGCAACTGGCTAATGAATTAGGCTTGTCTAGGTTAATTTTGAACCAAGACCTCAATGAGCAGAAAAACCTTGTGAGAATCGAATTTGGGCTATGGAAATTGACCCATCCTGAGACGCTTGTGAGGGAATCTAGTATGTTTAAGATAGAAGGCAGACCAAAAGACACTTGTCTAGTCTGTAGAGACTACGATAACAAGCGTGTAAACGTAAGAATAAAGCGTTATGATAATAGATTTAGAAATGGTGATTATTTGCTCGGATTCCCTGTTGCTGTTGGGTCTGCATATCACTTGGTAGGTAAATATACAAATAAGGGGAGATTAATATGGGAAAAGCCAGTATCAGGGGAGGTTGTGAATCGCATGAAAACCGCAGACATCAAGATTACAGATCAACAGAGAGACAAATAATTGATTTAATTGACAATCTGAGGGCAGAGGTTGACGCTAAAATTGACTGTTTAAAGGAATATAGCAACGATTTGGACTATATAAGGAATCAGTATGTCAAAAACGAGTAGCAAGAGGATACATACTAGTGATGTTCAGCCTGAATTTGGCTTTCCTTGGGATTCTGATACCTTTAGGATAGAGAGGGGCATATTAAAAAGCAACCTATCTACAGAACAGGCTGAAGCACTCATAGCCAGAAATCCTGCGGGAGCAGAGAAATTGGCTGACATCATCGAAAACCACGAAGATTGGGCAACTCAAGATCCGTTGGAGTGGACATTTACCCTGCATTGTTGGCAAAAAGTTCTAAGTGATTGGTCAGAATGGACTTCTGCTACAGTGTTCGGTGGAAATCGTTGTTTAGCGCCAGAGTCATTGATCTATGATCCTGTGGCTGACGCAAAAAAGCCAATATCTGAGATAGATACTGACTTTCATGTATTAGCTTGGGATGGAGTTAAGCTTGTTCAAGCAAAAGCAGAGAAACCTTATAAAAAGGAGTCTCAAGAGATATATCGTGTTCATCTGCCCAACGAGATGTCTTTTGCTTGCTCCAAGGCTCATCGAGTTTTAACTCCTGTTGGATACCGTAGCGTAGGACATCTAAAAAGTGGTGACGAGCTTTTGCTTTCATTCTTCGGAGATCCTGAAATGCCCTCAGCTTCTTCTTTCCGTTCTCTGACCAGTTCGGACACTTCCCTTTCAGGGTCGCAGCAAGGTGTGCTCCATTGCTTGGAAAAACTTCAAGATTGTCTGGATGGTTATTCTGAGTATCTCCATCACGATGATGAACAACTTCTTCGGGAGAAAGAACACGACCTAATTTTTGTTCTGCAACGTATCTATGCTCTAAGTAGTAGTTATTTGGGTGAATATATTTCTTCTCTCCCCTATGTTTCTCCTTCAATGCTTTGTTCCTCTGGACAACCATGGGGTGATCTGGCAGAAATATTTCCCAATATCCACTCTTATTTAGACAGCGACCTCCTTTCCACTTTGGGTGATCAGAACCGCTACGAGGGCCAGTTCTTTGGCAATTTATGTTATGCTTTTTACAGACTTTGTAAATCAGCTTTGGTGTTATTCGATCGTCAACAGTATTCGATAGTTCTTGAGCAATCCAGGCTTGCGTTTTGCCGTCTTGCTCAATCCATTGGCGAATCTGTTCCACAGGATAGTTTATTCTATGTTTTCTTACCATATTTTAGAGATAATAGCATAAAAACCTATTCTGTCAAGATAGAAAAGGTCGAATACCTCCGAAATGATAGCGTATGGGATTTTAATGTTCCAGTATATCACAATTATTACCATGGGGGAGCCATTCACCACAACTCAGGAAAATCGTTTTTCTCAGCAGCACTAGTAGTATGGTTATTAGAAAACATCCCTGAAGCCGAAATTCGCTGCTTTCATGTATCTGAGGAACGATCTATCCAAGACCAACAAGCTATGGTTTGGGCTATGCTGCCTGAGAAGTATAAGAATATGACCAAAAAAAAGGGTCCTAATCATAGCATTCAATATTCGCAAAAGAATGGGTTTACTGACAATAAGTTGATTTTACCTCCACATCCTGGCAGAAAAAAGGGGTCTTATATCTATTTCAACAACTATAAGCAATATCAGCATGATAAACAAGTTGCAGAGGGTTTTAAAGCTCATTTTATCTGGTGTGACGAAGAAGCACCTAAAGACCTTGTCATTACGCTATTATCGAGGCTCACTGACTATAGAGGGAAGCTTCTACTCACGTTTACAACGCTACAGGGGTGGACAGATTTAGTTTCTGAGATACTTAATGGTGCAAAAACGGTAGAAAAAAGGCACTCTGACTATGTGAACATGAAACTGCCCGTTAAGCAGCTATCAAAGAAGTTCGCAAACATGAATGTCTACTATTGGTGGACTAGAGATAACCCATTTGTGGAGTCTGATGCACTAGAAGCGCAATTCTCAGGTCAACCGCTAGAAATTAAGCTTGCGCGTCTTCATGGAGTCCCTTCTAAAGCCTTTCACAACAGGCTACCTCGCTTTAATAGGCACGTTAATGTAATTCCCCACGATGATTTACCTTTTGTTAAAGATCCAGACCATAAAGTTACTAGATACCATATATGCGATCCTGCGGGTTCTAAGCCTTGGTTTATGCTATGGGCTGCTGTGGACTATAGGGAGGACATTTATATATATGCTGAGTTTCCTGACATCACGATGGGCGAATGGGCATTACCTTGGACAAATGCAGCAGGTAAACCTATTGGAAAAGCGGGAGGCGGCCAAAGACCTCTAGGTTATGGATATGAGGAATATAAACAGACCATCATAGACATTGAAGGAAAAGCAGAGATATTTGAGCGCATCATTGACCCTAGAATGGGCAAATACACGCAACAGGCTGCTTCAGGAGAGACTAATATCATTCAAGAGATGGGTGACCTAGGCTTTTACTTTAAACCCGCACCTGCCGATGACGAGGATCAGGGCATAGGGAAAATCAATGATTATCTAGCATGGGATAGTAACAAGCCTCTCTCTGACGAAAATAGACCTAGATTATATGTCTCTGATCGTTGCGAAAACACAATTACAGCAATGTTGGAGTATATGGGAGTGTCGCGCGAGGAAGCTTACAAAGATCCTGTTGACTGCGTGAGATATTTGTGTGTATCCGATCCTATCTATATAGGCAGCAATTACAGCGTGGGAACGGAATGCGCGGGTGGATATTAACACCGATTTGACAAATGAAAAAAAGTGAATATATTATGTTCTTATTAGTGAAAAAAAGGTAGTTATTTCTTTATTATGGCATTTCATCAACAAAAAACAGACCCAAAAGAGGATGCTCTTCAGTTTCTTCAGGACACACCAGATATATCACAATTAGCTGCTGCGTATGAGGAAACTCGGTCACAGTTGACTGATTTCCTAGAAGCACAGCAGAACGGCTTTGATACTAGATTTAATATTTGGCCTGGTAAATCGAGAGACAACCGCAAACACGCTCGAGCAACCACAACACAGAAGCCTTTTCCTTGGGATGGTGCTTCAGATCAGGATGTATGGCTAGTAGACAACGCGATTAGAACTCACGTTGATATGCTAATGAACTCGATTAATAAGGCTGATTTCATGGCAACTCCTGTAGAGGA